ATGCTGGTAGTATTACTTCAGGTTTTAATGATATTAACATTGGTGGCAGTAACTTTCAAAATAGTGGAACAAATACCTTTGGTAAAACAAATATTGTAACGTCTGGATCAGCAGGTGCCGCTCATTCTTCTGCTGATGATCTTATATTACATACTAACGGCAATACTGGTATGTCAATCATGTCCAGTTCAACAACTGCTGAAACAAGCATTTATTTTGCTGATGGCACAACTGGTATTTCTCAATACATGGGTCAGGTTTGGTTTAGTCATAATACTAATAAACTGACACTTACAGCAATGAATCCATCATCAGGTTCTACTTCAATGAACCTTGATGGTGCTAACGGTCAGATTAACATGGGTAAATTATTATCGGTTACTGGTGAAATACGTGCATCAGATGATGTGACTGCATTTTATTCTTCTGATATAAATTTGAAGGAAAACATAGAAGTTATTGCAGATCCACTAGGAAAGATTAATGCTATACGTGGTGTATCATTTGATTGGACCGACGAGCATATTGAAAAACGTGGTGGTGCAGATAATTACTTCGTACAAAAACATGACGTTGGTGTTATTGCTCAGGAAGTAGAAGCAGTATTACCTGAAGTGGTACGTAAAAGAGACGACGGAACCAAAGCAGTTGATTACCAAAAAATAGTACCATTACTTATTGAAGGAATGAAAGAACAACAAAAGCAAATAGATGATCTAAAAGGAATGGTGCAAGATTTACTTGACAATAAATAGAATGAGTGCTATAATAGAAAGTACATTAGGATTATAATATGGCGTTACCAGCAACAGGTTCACAAATTACAATGTCACAAGTAAGAAATTACTTTAGTGCAAGTGGACAAATTACTATGAGTGGTTTACGTGGCTTGTCTAATTATGTTAGTAACAGCACGACACCTATACTTTTAAGTGCAACATTTGGTGGTTATTATTTTCCTGCAACATAAAAGGAGACATTATGAAGTCGTTATGGGAAGTGATCAATTTAGATATTTCACAATCATATACTAAAGAAAGAAAAAGAGATATTGTTGAACAAATGGATTTGTCCGAAGACTTAAAAAGTCAAGTATTAGACGCAATAGATGCAATGGACATTCCAGAAAGTGATGAAAGACATCATTGGTTACAAGTACTTGGTAGGAATGCAGGTGCTGATTTATTGACTCTAGGAAAATTACAACCAGAAAATATGTTAGCAATGGCGGCATTATCTGAAGAAGATTACACAGATAGTGTGAAACTAGCGGTAGGATATGCTCGAACTTGGAATCAAAGAACTGTAGAAGCAGAAAAAGATCTTAACGAAGAAATTCCACCACAGAATGTAACAATAGATACCTAAATGAATATTGCTATTTGTATTCCAGCAAGGGATACTGTACATACTGCCTTTACTCGTAGTCTGTGTAATCTGACTAATAGACTGGTTAAAAAATCTATAAACTTTGATGTACACTTTGTTATGAGTAGTGTAATCTGTGATGCAAGAACACAATTGGTTGAAATTGCTTTACAGAAAAATCATACACATATATTATGGCTAGATACAGATATGCATTTTCCTCCGAATGTTTTAGAAAAATTATTAGAACACTCAAAGGATATTGTCGCCTGCAATTACAGTACAAGATATACACCACACAGACCAGTAGCATTTTTAGATAAAAATAATATTGACAAAAGATTGACTGAAGGCACAGGATTACATAAAGTATGGGCAGTAGGCATGGGTTGTATGTTGGTAGATATTGAAATATATAAAAAATTGCCACCGCCTTGGTTTGATCATATATATAATAAAATAGAAAAAAACTATAGTGGAGAAGATGTTTCATTTTGTGACTATGTAAATAACAATGGTTATGAAATTTACGTAGATAGTGATATTAGTAGTAAAGTAGCACACATAGGTATAGGAATACATACTTTGAAAGATGTTAAATGAAAAAACTAGTCTTTATATTAATGATTATGAACGGACAAGAAACAGAAAGTCAAATACAATATCCAAGTATGCAAAAATGCAGTTGGTATGCTAAAATGATCAACAGAGAAAGTGATAGACTGGCAGGACGTTACTCTGCTTGGTGTAAACCTTCAGTTATAGAAGTTGAAGAATAGGATTAAAAAATGAACGAACAAGATGCAATGTGGGAAACATTTGATACACTGATACCTGAAGAAAGTTGGGTACCAAATGATGAAGAGAAATGGTTAATTGATAAAATAGCACAAGTTTTAAAAGAGTTAGCATAACAATGAACGTAATAGAAAAATTTGAATATTATTCAAAACCACTGCATAATGGACAAGATGCTTTAAAAAATCATATATTTGGTAATACATATCCTATTATAGATAAAAATGAAAATGTAGAAAATTATTCTCAATATGATTATGTTTGGGTGGTTGATAAAAGTTTAAAATGGTATCCTACTTTTACTTGGTATTTTAAACCTGCTTATGATGAAGAAGTTCAAAAACATGCTTTTCCTTATGTATACAAAGAAAGCAGAACTATTAAAGATTGGGATAGTTGTGTTCTTACTCCAACTAAAAAAGGAAACTACAAAACAAAAAGACATATCTATATTTGTGCAGAATATGATCCTTACCATGGGAAAGAAAAATTTGATTTATTTTATGTAGGAAAAGATGAAGATAATTTCTCACTTTGTCTATCAAAAAATCCTAATTCACAAAAAGTTCAAAATATTCAAGAAGCCCAAAGCAAATCCACAACAGATTTATTTTGGGTTGTATATGATGATACAATAGTTAGAGAAAAATTTGCATTTAGTTATAAACCAGATGATTGGAGTTTAGACTGCGTACATGTTTTTGGAAATGGAGAAATAGATATTTTAGATGGTATTGCTTTAATTCCAAAAAACTATAAATTTACTCAAAAAGAATTGGAATATAGATTTTTTGCCAATAAAAAAGAAGTTAGAATACTTGCAAGTGATCCTATTCCGTATGATAAATTCACTGTAAACAATTATGATGATTATATAAAGGCTACACAAGATTCTACTACTAATATGTTTTGGGGTATTCCTGAAGATGTAGAAGTAGCAAAAGATTTTGATTTTTCTTACTATACACCATATCAAAATAAAGATACCACACATGTGTTTTTAAACGGTGAAAATTATGATGGTATTGCGTTGTTTAGTAAAGACAGTATTGTTACAGAAAAAGAAGTAGAACATAGATTTTACAGTAGAAAAAATGAAACAGAAATATTAGCAAGTTATCCAAAACAATATGAAATTTATGAAATAGAAAATTATGATGATTATAAAGATGCATTAAAAAATAGCAAACAAGATTTATTTTGGATTACATATCCTGAAATTAATGTCAAAGAAAATTGGAAATTTGATATGAATATTAGTTTTCATGACCAATTTAACAGAAAAATAAATCATGTTTGGAAAAATGGTGGATATTATGATGGCGTAGCACTTATGTCAAAACATGCAAGTGTAACAGAAAAGGAAATAAAATACAGATTTTTTGCTAATAAAAAAGAATATGTTGAAGTTGCAAGCACTCCTGATCCGTATGATATAGTTTTTATAAGTTATCAGGAACCTAATGCTGATGAAAACTTTGAAAAATTAAAACAAAAATTTCCACGTGCCAAACGTGTTCATGGTGTAAAAGGTATACATCAAGCACATGTCGAAGCGGCAAAGAAATCTAAAACTGATATGTTTTTTGTAGTTGACGGAGATGCAGAAATATTAGACGGATTCAATTTTGATTATCAAGTTGCTTGGTATGATGTTGACGGTAAAAATACTGTGTATGTATGGCGTAGTTTCAATCCTGTAAATAATTTAGTATATGGATATGGAGGGGTAAAGTTACTTCCAAAGGATTTGACAATTAACATGAATACAAAAAGTGCTGATATGACTACTAGTATAAGTGATAAATTCAAAGCAATTAGTCGAATGAGTAATAGCACAAATTTTAATACAGATCCTTTTAATACATGGAAAAGTGCTTTCCGTGAATGCGTAAAACTTTCAAGCAGAACTATTTCAAAACAAGTTGATAAAGAAACAGAATTTCATTTAGATGCATGGTGTACAAAAGGAGAAGATAAACCTTTTGGCAAGTATTCTATACAAGGTGCTATTCAAGGTAAGAAATTTGGTTTGCAAAACAAAAATAATTCTAAAGAATTACAAAAAATTAATGATTTTGTATTTTTAGAAGAACTGTTTAAACAATCAAATCAACAAGTTTGATAACTGTTTCTAATTTTTGAATATTTGTTTTATTTCTTAAAGTATTTGCCAAACCGTTGTGTAAAGGTTTTGGCCACATTCCAAACTTAATCCAAGCATAACCATCATGTTCATCATTTAAATTAGGTATAAATTCTTCTTTTACTAAGCACAAATATGTATGAAAGTTAAAATTTCCATCAGTTGAAATAAAAGTTTCTAAAGGTATTGTTTTAATTATTTCAGGAATAGTGCCTATTTCTTCTTGTATTTCTCTTTTTAAGCCTTCCCAAGGAGTTTCTCTAAACTCGTTATTTCCGCCTACAAGACCCCATAATGGTTTGTCTGTTCTATGTAAAAATAAAAATCTTTGTGTGTTTAGGTTGTAAAATAAAGCACCACTGCAAATTACTTGACTCATATAGTAATTATTATTAAAGTGCAATTCTCCAAGTGCCTTTTGGATAAAATCCATCTACTGATTCTACCCAATATCTTCCATTCCAATAATACTGTTCGCCAGTTTTCAAATTAGTTTGATATGTGTTTGCAGTTGTTTGGTCTGCATCAAACACTTTATTCCATTTTGAACCATCCCATTCAACTATATCGTTTGCATCTGATACAAAATCACTATTGTCTGCATTTTTCCATGCATCTGCACCGTCTTCGTTTAAGAATAATTCAAATCTTACTGAATCTCCTATGTTTGGCATTACATCTAAATATATAACATATTCTGAATCTACAGTAGCATTGGTAGTTGCAACCTCTAAACCATTTACATATACTTTATGACTATACACTAGATCTGCTTTAACAAATGTATCTATTCTGTTACTTTTTTCTGTAACTGTAAATATTCTTTCAGCAAAACCTCCTAATATTCCTAACAACAATATTCTTGTTCCTGTAGGTATATCATTAACTGACGATCCAAAAGTTGTAACAACATTAAAATTTAAAGGATTGATAATATAATCAAGTGTTCCATATTGTAAAGGACTTCTTGAACTTGTCTCAATTAATGTATTACTAGGCAAAGTATCTGTATCAAAAGTTATATTGAGTTTTGTTTGATCAGTTGGATCTATAATAATTGTGCCATACACAGGTGCAGGTAAATCCATACGTCTTAATTCTATCCTACTTATACCAGGTTGATATACACTTGGCAATTCTGCTTCCATTACGTTTAACCAACTTATATCACCTGCACGTAATCTTCTTGATAATATTAATGTTGCTACAGTATCATCTACCATGATATCAAAATTTTTGTACGACAATGTTAATGGGTTATTTAGATCAATTCTATTTTTACTTGAATTGCCTCCAGAAATACCTAATGTTGCTCCTAGTGTAGAACCTGTTGCTTCACTTCCATCTGCAAGTTCTCCCCAATTGGATTGAGCAGTTCCATCTGTAGGAGGATTGAATCCTTCTAAACTAATAGT